GACCCGACTGGATTTGGTGCGATCTACAATGCCAAGCAGCTCCAGGGCAAGGGCTATAACACGTGCTTGACCTGTGGTGCTACCCGCAACCCCCAGTTTGCTACGGGTTGTAACTGCCGTCTGACCGCGGCCCAATCATCGGTACTTAAGAGCGCCAACCAGTTTCCCCATACGCTTGAGCCTAACGCTTAAACATGCTCCTATTATTCTAATAATGTTGTCCGTCTATACATATCCAATTCCAAAACCAGACGACTGCTACGACATGTCTCGTCTTTCGTTAGAGGACGGATTTGTTGACGCAATCAAGTCAATTGTATCTCATCAAAAAGGAGGAACAATTTGGCTTGGATACCTAGAAGGATGGATGCTCACACCAATGGAAGAGGTCATTCTTCGCAAGGCACTTCGCAACTTTCACTGCATAGTTGTTTCACGATTCCCACTTTCCTTCTCTCAGGCCTGGAAAAACGAAATCGATTGGGTCTACACAGTGAGGAGACATGGAGAACCCGACACTAACAACGATGGTCGTTTTGTATACGATGGGGGTCAAACTGAACACAGACATCCTTGCGAACACCCTGCCCCTTACGACGGACATCATTAAGATTGAAAAGCAAGGAGTGATCAAGCGTGGATCTTCAAAGCGTGATCTGATCAAGCGCCGGGCAAAGACGACACCTCCCAAGCGAACAACGGGATTTGGACACAACTCAATTACCCTGGTGGTACTGTCCGATGGTGACGGGACTCTTCTTCGCAAGGAGATTACAGTTAAGATCTTTCAGAACGGCGTGTTCCATATCACAGGTGTCCTGGACGAAAAGTATGATCGTCACGTCACTACCCTGCTTAAGAATCACATCACAACAACATGTCCTGAGGCGGTTTCGGGAGAATGGACGGAGATTCGTCGCGTGGTCCTAATGAACTACAAGACGAAGCTCATTGGTAGCACAAACTTGTCTAGGGATACCCTTTACGCATCTCTGCGCGGTCGGGGTGTTACAACTGTCTATGAACCTGCGGTGTATCCGGCAGTGAAGATCTACTTCCCAGAAACTAAGTGGATTGCAAAGGTATTTCGAACGGGTCAAATCATTCTTACGGGAATGACAACTCATGATGAGTGCGCGTCATTAATGACCCAGTTAAAGCCACTGGTCTTAGTATAAATATGGCAGCACGCGAACTTACACCGCAGGAAGTAGAGTCCGGGCGCCGCGGAATCAACGATCAGGACCTGTCTGCGACGCAGATTCAGGCACTTGTCCGAAACATGGATGCGTCAAAGAAGAAGTGGGCTCGTCTGAAGAACAACAAACAGGAGTACGAGGCAAAACTCCAAGAGGACAATCAGGTTCTGTACTTTAACTACCCTTCTCTTTTTCAAATGCACGCAGAGGATCGGACTGATGCTACCTTTTTTGAGATGCTTGCCTTGAAGCGGAAAATTGAGAAGGGTGAGATTACGCCTGAGCAGGCAACTCAGATTGTGGCTCAGAAGCTACATCAGCGATTTGTGCCACAGGGGTCTCAGCCGGTCGCTCCGACGATGACGTATGAGGAGTTTTATCGCCAACAATCTCAAACTCCGTAGTACTCTTACAGACAAACATAAAGTACTTGCGAAGCTCATCATCGGTACACTCCAAGGCATAGCACTTCATCCGATCCAGTCCAAGTCGATCGAGATGCGCACAAAGCTCTTCTTTCGACATTCCATTGTCTAGAACGAAAAAGTCGTTACGATTGTTGCCATAGAGTCCACGAATGGTCTCTATGTTATCGATCAATGCTTTGTATCCAAGAATACAGTACTGCTTGTCAAAATCAAAGTTCAAAACACTGTTACAATATTTGTACTCAAAGTTCTCCTTTTTCCACGTCTGTGCCCATGCGTACCCACTCGGAGTTTCGAACGCGTCCAGTTCCTTCATACGTTCGTCAATTTTGTACTCCCGGTATGCCTGGGGAACAATGAACTGCGGCCCTAACCGATTGATCTCTGAATTACGAATTAACGAAAAATTATTCCACCCATCGTTCATGTACTGAATGTACGCAAGTTTGTGAACGCGTGCCATTTTAGTCTTTATCGCCGTTCGCATAATAAGTTCTTGATCATCACAGATAGGAAGGTACTCGGAGTAGTTTCCAATCTCGTTTAGGACAGACCTCTTCCAGATACGGGGATGATTAGGTAGTGCGACAATGTGACTCAGCGATATATTGTTGATGTTTGGCGTTGAAATCACATTGACCCATGTCCCTCTGAATTTCTGACAATAATATCCACAGTACCCAAGTCCGAAATGGTCACCGTATGAATGAGGTGTATGGTTCTCGTATAGATGCGCGCCATCCATGTAGACAAATCCTACCTGTGGATCTGTCTGAAACGCACGTACTGCATCCTTGAAACAGTCAGGAAGAATCTCGTCATCGTGGTCTAATTCAAGAACATACGTTCCCCTACACATAGAAGCTACCTCATTCTTTACGTTACCAATATTGCCACTGTTCGCAGCCCGACGATACAGTCGAACACGACTGTCACCCCCAACTACCTTTTTTAGGAAATCAAAGTGCTTTTCATCAGGAGAGTCGTCTAGTACGACCCATTCCCAATCTCCCATCGTCTGTGCTTTCAAACTAGTGTATGGACGAAGGAACTTTTGATAGGAATTATAACATGTCGTAAACGCAGAAAAAATAGGACGTGTCTTCTCATGAGGCATAAGTGCGTTATGGATATAACAAAAGTTCACACCGCGATTGAATGTATCAATATCGATCTTGTCGAAATGAATCCACTTCAATCGGAAACGCTGAATCATGTATTTATCCATCGCAGAGTAGTACTCCTTCTCCGAGTTTCCATAGGTAACAAGAATGTGATAATTACTGTCAAAAAGTTTCAAAACATCGTCTGGATTTGACGTTGGGTTCACAGTACAGTTGAGTTTTTCCTCATTTACACTGAGAAATGTATCAATCCCAGAATAGCTTTCATGTCTGAAGAATAGAATGTTTGGATATTTCATTGTTACTAGTGACTTGTTTACTCCTTAAGTTCTGTCCGCAGGTCCTGTAAGATCTTTCCAAGCACATTCTTACCAGGCCACTTTGAAGGATCATTCGCCTTTGCAGTGTCCGCAGAGGTTCCAATACCCCAGTACTTATCGCGCGCAGATGCCTCTCCGATCGGTCGTGTACCTGTCTCAAGTAACTTGGTCTTCAGATCAGGATGCTGAACAAACTTTGCCTTGACTGCCGTTCGCATGATGCCATCCTTGGTTTTGTCCCACTCCTCCTTGACGAAGTCCTTAACCTTCTTTCCCAACGCCTTGACTGCCTTAGGCGAGGGTGTCTTGAGGATCTTGTCTGCGATACCTCCATCACCAAACTGCTTAGCCTTGGCCCACTGAAAGTAATGCTCTACCGTCGGGAATGTGATGGAATCTACCTGGAAGGGTGCCTCGTACATATTTGAGAGCATCCGCCACTCACCCTTACCTTCGTCAGCTCCGAAGAACAGTACTGGTTCAGCTCCAGGGACAGCGACCTTCCGCACGACCTTCTTCTTGGCAGGCTTGACATCAGTTGGCTTCTCCTGCTCACTGCGCTCGTCCTTCACGTCGCCCTTAGGCTCCTCCTTCACGTCGCCCTTCGGCTCCTCCTCCTTCGGCTCCTCGGCCATCGGTATCTCAACCTCCTGGCGCTCAGACTTCTTTGGCTTATCCTTGGATCGCTCAAACACAAAGCTTCGGTGGAGGAAGCTGAATGCCTGGTGCTCCTGTGTTAGCAGAATGTTGTTCTGCTCAGCATAGTGGTCTCCGAACATCTTGCTCGCCACAAGCTTGTATCCGTGATCCTCGAGTACCTTGACCATCTTGTCAAAGGGAACCAGGTACTCCTTCTGGGGCTGCTCAAAGCTTTCAAGGTGAACCGAGATCGGATTTCCAAACTCCTCGTTCCATCCAGATCCATCGTCATACTGTTTTACAAACTCACCAAAGACCTGAGAGCCTGAGCGGAACATATGACTCTGCTTTCCGAGCATCAGAGAATAGACAGCAGCACCATCCAAGCATGTACCGAAGAACATACCTGTTCCATGGTTCTCAAGATTGGTCGCAAACTGCTTGAACTTCTCCTCAGATTCGCAGGCATAGTGGATCGCCATCTGACAGGAGATGACTTCGAACTCAGTCTTTCCCGCAAAGGTCTCCAGGTACGGAGTCGGTGCGGGGTTGGATCCCATCACGATTGTAGAGTACTTTTCAGGTCCCTCAAACAGCGGATCAGTCATGTCTGCGCAGATGAACAGCACAGGAGGAATGTACTCGGTAGGGTGCTTAGCCTTCTCCTTGATGTATCGAACACAGGCTCCCTGACGGGGCGAGATCAAGCAGGAGTTTGAGACGTCCAGACCCACAACCCTAGACGGCTTGGTGCGCTTCCACTTGAGAAGATCACCACCTCGACCTACTGCAAGTTCAAGCAGAGCATCCCCCTCCTTCACACAGGTTCGGTAGAGACCATCCTTGATGCGATTGTGGAACCCGTAGACATCCTTGAGAATCCGGTCACGGGCATCCAGATTGTCTCGGTAGTAGAGATCGTCCTCAAAGGTTGAGTCAGGAGGATTCGCCACCAGATTCTTGATCATCTCGTCCGTGATCGGCACGTGGATGTTCGTCCAGATCGCATCGGCAACCGCGATATCATTACCAAACTGCGGGCGACCCAGAACACGATACTGGTGCGTCTTATCGTAGCGAGTTCGCATAATGTTCCAGCGACCAAGGTCCGTGTTGTAGGAGCACTCAATGATGGTATTGCTCTCTACACGATTACCCTCG